GTCACCATGTCGGACACACAGCAAGGTTTTCACTCAGAGATTTTAGACTGTCATGATAAGGTTATGAACCATAAAATAACTAATGCTAATCTCGCATCGCGAAAACAATTACTTTGTATGTTTTCTCACCTATGCTTATATACCGACCGGTTATGTCGGTTTTCTTCTTTGAAGAATAGTCAAGCTAACCATTGGACCAGGCGCAAACTGGTCTCCATTTCTGGGGCTACAACTAGCAGTACCGCTGCTAAACGGGTGAAATCTTCAAAAGGAACCTCACAAAGCCTAACCAATTGTTGGTTCAATTGGCACCACTTATTTATCCTAGAGCGGTAAACTAGACACGTAAATTTACCCTGTTCGTCAACAGTAACACGCATACTTAATAAACGCCTCGTGATGTGCACACAATGCAACGGCGTACAAGAGATACTTACTACCGCGCCTCCCACGTGGGCGCAATTCGTTGCTCACTTATATGGCAACGAGACGGATGCTCATCTGATAAACACACGTCCCCGAACCAAAAGTAACCGTGCCAACAACTACCAGCTCTTGACCACTGGCGGGCACCGCAATAAAACCGCCTGTTGACATAGAAAAAGTTGTAATATTAGTCAACAAAGCAGTGTTATTCATGGTTGGAATGATATCTCCGGTAGTAACTCCGTTCAACAACGGATTAATCCGGAAAAAGGAAATACCATTCCCAGCGGACGAAGACGCCAAACCCACATCTACAATAATGTCATACAAATAATTCCCTGGGGGAATAGTCAAAAAGGGGTTCGCTGTTGTCAAAACTCCCAACCCATTCGTAATGGTGGGATTAAACAACAAATTTGTTGCCGTAGCTGAGGCGATTGAATTCGTGACAGTTCCAGAACTCCAAAACACAGAGTTATTCATTGGAGCACCCACAATATTTTCTAAAATGGGCACGGAAAAATGCACAATGTAACGCACGTGCAACTCACCAACCAAAGAAGTGTTGGCATTCCCAACGGTTGACACAAAAAGGTTACCTGCATCATAAGTTTTTATGTCCGATGAACCAGGCAAACCGCCAGGCCGAACATACTTTGCATCACTCCGTTGAAACATCTCCCGTGGATCAGCTGACAAGGAAAACGACTGATATGGCATCCCATCTACGTGGGGATCAGCATCTTCTGCATGCTGCTTATCAGCAGGCGGGGCATCTGCCGCATCATAATCAATCATGAAAATCACCTTCCCACTCTGTCCATTTGTCGCAAACTGGGAGACCTCTGGTTTGTAATAAAACTCAAGCTTTTCAAAGTGGTACTTCTCCCACTGAGAGGCTTCCTTAGACAACCATGGAAATGTCGTCGCTTGCCCAGGATTAATGGCATATTGCGTAACTGCATATCCGACTGACCCATTCAAGTCAGTCACGAACTCATCTTCCTGAACAGTACACCCTCTTTTACTACGAGGTTGATTCCCAACCGGCCACTGACCAAAGGAGGATGGACCCCTACGGGCACCACGTGCCTTCCGCTTACGGACACGCTGCTTCTGTGGCCTAACACGCCTCGGAACTCGCACAACAAGTGCTTTCGTTTGTTTACCCTTACGGGTGGCACCACCACGACCTTGGCGCCTATTTCTCTTCACACGTTGGGGTAAGGCTATTGTCTCCATGACGTTCCTTACCTTTTTTATACCGCTTTCTAATCTTTCTTGCTTTCGGTATCCTTGGTGTATCATGACCCCCTCCCGGGGACCTAAAAAGAGACATTTGAGCTCATGCTCAGTTGGAATCTGGTGCAAAGCCTGCTTCCACTCCTCACTAGAGTGCAAAACTTCACCATACTCACTAACTAACCAAGCTATATACTCCTTCAAATAATTCCGCATATGGGCATCAGCCCACGTAACGCGCAATATTGCACACGCACGAATCAATGCATAAGACGGATTATCTGGCTCTCGCGAATAGAGGAGCGACGTTAACATTTTCTCACGACTATACAACGGAACAGCCACACCATCAATATAGACAGTGTAAGCACTTAGAAAATCTAACTCCTCAACAGGACGGGGCTCCAACGAATCGGTGGTAGTAACAATACCAATCCTAGCCCACTCCTTAATCAATGCTCGCGCATTAAAATAAGGCAACATTACATTTGACACAGTCCAGGTATTATCATCCCCGCATATAGCAAGGGAAACATGCTCCTCAAAAGAAGCTAAATCCAAATATTCCTCTGGAACTAATTGTATCCACCCATACGCTAAAAGGATGAACAAAATCAAGGTGTTGTCAGATATGGTATTAACAGAACCAGAAGGATTACCTCCTTTCTTCATGACAAAAACACCATCAGATGTCAAAATCAAAGTATTAACAAGATTGCGATAATAAACCTGCAATCGCTCCAAATTGACTGGAGTTTGATCTTCTTGACGTAACATACGCCAGCGGTAGGCTGCGCATGCCCACATTAAGTAGGCACGCAAAGATGAATCATACTGAGACTCATCTAAAGCAAAACCATTGGGATGACGGCGCAACTTCCGCACCAACTGATCCCAACCCCCTTTCAACGGGGAAAAACCCACAACACTAGCTGTTTTGAGATGCGCAGCATAAAACCGCTGATTCATGTCTTCAAACAAACGATTTCCATGAATTGTCATCTCAATGGGACCTGCAGTGAAGGTGCGTATACTATTCGCAACAATCTTCTCCTGAGGGCGAATCTCTTCTTTCAAAGAATTTCCAAACACGGCGGCGTACTCATCAAAACGCAGCCGCTCCCAATCGTCCTCCATGTACTTGGAAAAATCCTTCCAATCATCGTACATGGCACGCTTTGTAGCGTATTTCCGTGTCCACGGAAAGCCTGGGCTGGTGGTCATATCTAAACCATCAACAACCTCCTGCTGACTCTTAACTCGTGAACCCATCATGTAAGGGCCAAAATGCCGCTCCATCCACTGGAACGCAGCATTCATGGCAACAACTTGCTTTGTATCCATGGCCGGAATATCCTTGGCATACTTAGCAAGTGATAGATAAGCCGCCTCCTTATTCGGAACAGGCAACCCCCAATTTGTTCGATCAACCTTTTTATCGGTATCATTTTCAAATCGGGCAACAGACATATCCAGTTTGCGCTTATTCCGCGCAACAAAATGTTTTGGCACACTCGCCACAACTGGAAAATACTCCTCTGTTAACAATCTATCATGAAGCTCGCCTAAATTGGCACAATCCCGGAATCCAACTCGGAACTCCTCGGGATAACGCCCCCAGAACTCCCCTCCTTCCTCAACAAAGAAAGAAGGGGCTGGGGGCGCTACGGAAAAACCATACTCGAAAGGACGGGCAGCGTAGCTTTAAACGCTGCAACCATTTGAGCAGTAACCGGAACAAACCGATTCACATGCTGTCCTCCCCCAATATGGAATCCAATTAACGCCCCATCCTCACACGAAATAACTGCTCCACCACAGTCCCCATGATCACTTGGGTAATTCGCTAACCCCTCGGTACTACAAAACCCCGTACTTATCCGAGGCTCAACCTGATCAGGACTGGTATAGCCAAGTAAAACAACTTGTTCATTCTTTGGCTCGCGAAGATTCCAACGCATGGGCTTTACAACCCCACCATGACAATAAATGCCTAATTCTTTTGTTATTGGAATCAATTCACTGGAGATTTTTGCACTTGCGGAGTGATTAACTATTCGCACTTCAGCACCTTCAACTTCCGAGTGCAAGGGAACAACAATCTTATCCCCAACAACAGTAGAAGATGATGTAAACTCACCATCTTGCTCAACCTTAAAGACATTATGACTAATCTTGAGCCAATCAAGTTTAACTTTTCCAAGCATTGATTCAGGCCGCATAGAGAGCTCCTTAGTAACAGCTCGCACCTTTTGAACATCTTTTGTTGTGTATGATTTAGGGGGGGTAACCTTGGCCTGTTGTATTACACGCCTCCGTTTGGCTACAGTAGCAGTTTTCACCTGAACGGGAAAATAAATATCTTGCAATGCTACAACATGTGGGTCAACTTGCAACCCTTCATCCACAAACTTAACCCCCCGACGAGTAGTTCGTAAATCCTCTGCAAGTAAATCAGCTTCTTCTAAACGACTAGCAACATCGTCAAGATCTCTCTCAGCATCTCCGGACATCTCATGCTCCATCCGTCTTCGGCGATTACCAACACGAACTTTTCGAGGTTTAAACTTGGTCGATTGTTTCTTGCCCTCAGGCACAAAAACTTCAGGCACGGGTAAACCCTTAAACGCCATAACAAGGGCACCACATACAACCAAACTCACGGCAAAAACACCGGCTATGGTCGTTTTATGTTTCTTACACCAAGCCCCAACATGTGGAGCATGGACCTTGTCACCAAGAGCTTCTAACATAGCTCCAACAGAAAAATCAAAAGGCATATCAGACATCCAACCCTCAGGTTTCATCTCATGCTCTTTTTCTTTCTCTTGAACAAAGGCAATGGGCTTTCCAACATCCATCCTACTCTGACCACACATTCCCAGGGCACATGCTTCACACAAATCAGAACGATGCCCACCAGCGGGAGCTAATGGAACTTTCTTACGCCAAACCTGTGGTGTCTCACAAGTATATTCAACGGGGGGAGAACTGGAATGGGCATTTCGCACACACTCAGACCACTCATCACCATCACCCTCATCATCTGATTCTGGACAATTTTTCATAAACTCTAGTCGCTCAACACGCGACTCAGTACTCTCACGAACTGAATGTTGCAAACGGCGTCTTTTCTTATCATAAGCACAACGACTCGGGTGGCCAAGTCCCGCAGGACTCTCTTCGATACCTTCCCCAATCTCAGCACACGCATCTTCATGCTCTGCTTTAATATGACACTTACAATAACACTCACCATCATCACACTTTTTCCCACCACAATCACTCCTATCACATCCCTCTGGACGGAAGAGCGCGGGCATCGTGTGATTAAATGATTCAGTGGTAACTGGATCTCCTGTGGCAAATATACGCACACTCTTAGGTATAACCGAAGCATCTGTTTCTCCAGCAAACCAAGCAGAAATCCACTCTATCAACCAAGTAACATATGGAAGACGTTCCAACATTTGGATTGCGGGGTGAAAGAGTTTTTGACTCTTCGCAAAACCCCACATCGGCACCATAATAAACATCACGGTGGCTAGAATGGTAGAGACCAATACTCCATACTTATTAAATCGTTGGGTTTTAAAACCCTCTGACCTCATACCAAATCCCTTTTGCTGACAAAATAACTTACAAACATCTAGAGGGATAGCACACAAACTTGTTAATGAAACAAGAACTGCAGCCCCAGCTTTAACAGCTGAAATCCACCTCCACCACTTTACAGCCTCAGCCAAATCACGGTTAATAGATGTTAACAAAGTTACAATGGCATTCGTCAGTCCTCGAACTGAACTGCACATTGTATACACAGCAAACAATAAACCGACTGCACAACTAATAGTCCATATTAGTGTGCTTATCGCGTCGGCAGCAACCTCGGCTGAACTTTTCTCACAGTTCACACCGGGCAATTGCAGATTAAACAGCGCGGCCCAAGTAAGGATCATCGCGAAACGCCACTGCAATGAGCGTATGCGTGCAGGACGCGTAATTGGTGTGTTAGTCAAAGCCAACTGCACTTCCCTTGCATATTTTGTTGCTTCCTCAACATCTGTTCCAACACTGGACAAAACGTCAACCAATGAGGCGGTCTTATCATCATCAACTGAATAGCCTCTCTCATCGGAAACGTTGTCCTCGTCCGTAGTATCATCATCGGAGTTTAAGTCTTCATCACACGGAATCTCATCCATCACCAACGGTGGTGGTGGAACAAACCCAGGTTCTTCCTGGGCGAGCAAATCAAAATTTAGATCAACAACATCCATAAACTCAGACGCCAGATCTTCAATGTCTCCCCCAAGGGGTACGACATGAGCGCACGCACTACAATAATCGGTAG